CAGACATAACTATAACCTTTGATGGTGAAACAAATGATGGTGTACTCAAGTGGATGGAAGATGAAGACTACTTTGAGTTTTCTGATGACATACTTGTAGCGTCTACAGAAAAGCTACAGTTCCGTGATACAGCCATATACCTTAACTCTAGCACTGACGGACAGCTTGACATTGTAGCTGACACAGAAGTACAGATAGCAGCGACTACTGTTGATATTAATGGTAATGTAGATATATCAGGCACATTAACGGTAGGTGGTGCATTAGACTTTAGTGAAGCTAATATATCTAATGTTGGTACTCTTGGTTTAGATTCTATATTTGGTGATGCAGATACAGACACATCCATAGCATTTTCTGGTTCTGATGTAATTACAGTTACAGCAGGAGGACAAGCACAAGTAACCTTTACTAATGGTGCTATTGTTCCCTCCACAGATAACGACATTGACCTTGGTACAAGTTCTGTAGAGTTTAAAGATGCTTTCTTTGATGGCACTGTTACAACAGACGCTCTTGTTGCAGACACAGCAGATATAAATGGTGGTAGTGTTGATGGTGTAACATTAGGTACAAACAGTGCTATTACTCAAGCTGTTATTGATGATATAGATATTAATGGTAAAGTCATAACCATGACAGGCTCTACCAGTGACACAGCCGTGTTTACTGCAGGAACAAACGGCACACTTGATATTACAACAACAGATGATGCAGGAGCAAACGCTAACATACAAATAACTGCTGACGGTACAGCAGAGCTTGCAGGTACAACAGTAACACTTGATTCAGGTGGTGGTATAACATTAGACGCTGACGGTGGTACAATTACTTTTTCAGATGGTGGTTCTTCACTAGGCACAATTACCTCTAGTGGTTATTCAGGAACTGCAGCCGTAGCTACAACGGTAACTATTACTGACAACGAAAGCACAAATGAAGATAACGCTATTGTATTTGCAGCAGGTGCTGACTTAGATGGTGGCAACCTTGGTCTAGAATCAGACGGTGACTTAACATACAATCCAAGCACAGGAAGACTTACAGCCACACAACTAGCAGGTACATTACAAACTGCAGCACAAGCAAACGTAACATCACTTGGCACACTAACTACTCTTACAGTAGACAACGTAATTATAAATGGTTCAACTATTGGACACACTGGTGATACAGACTTAATGACAGTTGCTAGTGGAGTGCTAACAGTAGCAGGTGAAGTTGATACAGAAAGCTTAGATGTTAGTGGTGATATAGATGTTGACGGAACAACTAATTTAGATAACACAGATATAGATGGCACATTAGTTGTAGACGGTTCTAACATATCATTAGACAGTACATCTACTTTAAACATAGATAATTCTAATACATCCAATGGCATAACAATAGGTACAGCTACATCTGGTGTGCCTATATCTATTGGTCACAGTACTTCTGAGGTAACAGTAAATGACAACCTAACAGTTACAGGTGACTTAACTGTATCAGGAACAACAACCACGGTAAACTCAACCACTGTAAATCTAAACGACCATAATATCGTACTAGATAGTGGCAACAGTACATCTGCTGTCATAAACGGTGCAGGTATAACAATAGAGGGTGGTAGTGGTGATGATGCTACATTTA